ACAGGAAAGAGTTTAATAGATGATGAAATTATAGGCGACTTTTTTAAGACTCATCCTGAATCGAGAGATCAAGAACCTCAAGATGCATTAGACAACTTTCAAGAGTTTTTATCAGTGAACTACGAAATGCCTGGAGATTATATGCAAGAAAAAGTTGCTAAATCTGTAGAAGATGTGATTGACCCAGCAGACTATGGAGCAATAGGACAAGGATACTTAAAAGGATTTAATAAGCCTCATTCATTAGATGCAGACCAATTAGAAACTTTAGGTAGAAAAGTAGTTGATAGTCTCCATAAAGGAGATTTTGATGCTGCTAAAGCTAAGTTTGTTAAAGAAGCTATGTCAGATCAACAGATGAAAGATATAGAGAAATATGGACAGGAAGATAAAGTAGTTAAAGCATTTAAACCAGGTGATAAATTTTCAAAGGATTTTGACTACGAAGGAATGTTAGAATTTGGATTAAAAGTAAGATTAAATACACCAATTAATACACTTCAAGCATTATTTGATTCTTTCGAAGACGTAAATTACCACTCAGAAGGAAGTCACTTATCTTATGCTATAGATGCTATAAAAGAAAGAGATAAAGTTGAAGCTTTAGATCATATAAGAAACTTCAAAAAAGCAATTAAACAAACTTTAATATCTTTTAATGAAGGAGTAGATCCATCCCGAAAAGGAGTAGATGAAGCAGATGCAGTTAATACTGACATGAGAGCAGATTTAGACGATGATGAAGGTTTAGCAGATATTGAAGAAGTAATTAACGAAAGAGTAGGTAGCTTGCAAGAGTTGATCTCTCTTATACAAGATAGAGCAGCAGAAAACGGTACTACTGAAAAAGAAGAAGCTGAAGAGGTAATGTACGCCATAGGAGATCATTATAACATTGGTGTTGATATTATGCACGGTATACCGGGAGTAAACGAAGGTAGAAAATCAAAAACTTACGGTAAAATATCAGAAGGTAGAAGAAAAAAGACTCAAGGAGGTAAAGTAGTAACTGAAAACGACTACGAAACTGGAGGGTATGTTGAAAGTATGGGACCTTTATTTGATAAAGGTGTAAATATGTTAATTAATGCATGGGAAGAATGGAAGATGGGGCCAATGACAGAACCAGGAATGGTACCTCACGCTAAAAAAGATGTATTAAACTATCTAGAAACGCAATTTATAGTAGAGAATCTAGAAGAAAAGAAAGGAAAAGATCACGATGGTGATGGAGATGTAGATAAAGATGACTATATGGCAGCAAAAGACGCAGCTATTAAAAAGTCAATGGGTAAAGATAAGATCGTAAAAGAGAATATTAAAGCAATTATATCTAAGGTATTAGAAGAAGGAGTAATAAACGAAGCTGCTACAAATGAATTAGCAAAATTTGCTGAACAGTACGGAGGATTCGAAGGAATGAAACCAGCTATTATACAGCTCCAAGATGTTGTAACAGATATAGAAGCATATTACGATAAAACAAGAAATAAAATACAAAAAGTATACGATACATTAGGTGATATTAGAAATGAAGAAGGATTAAAAGTAGGAGGCTTTTTAGCTCCGTCTATCGAGTTAGCATTTACTAAAGACCTAAGACCAGTTACCAAATCAGGATTCACAAAAGGGCTAGATCAACCTAAAGTTAAAGTAATATCGCAGAGAGATATTGATAATAACATATCAGCAGAACCTAGTTTAGGAGAAGAAGAGGAAAAACAAACGGTATACAGCCGTCCATCGGTTAATGGTACTTTAAGAGAGATTAAAAGAGCTCCAGATAATAGAAAACCTGAAAACTTAAAATTAGACCCAGATTACGATAAAGGGGGTAAATATTATAGTGAAGAAGGAGCAGAAGCATTTAGAATTCAACCTTTTAAAGTGAATGATATAGAGTATACCAAAGATCAGGCTATTAGACAAGGTAAATATATTGTAGGATTAAAAGGTGAGGAACTAAAAAAATTCTTTTCTGATTATATGGCAGCATGGAAAGAAGATGTAGGAGATACAGAAATAGGTCGTACTTTTAAATAAAGATAAGTAACACAAAAAAATTCAACATGGCACAACTATTAATAGAAGTAACCCCGTTTAAATCATTACTCAAGGAATCTAAAGAGAGACCGGGAGTATATGAAGTAGAAGGTGTTATGCAGAGAGCGGTATCTAAGAATCAAAACGGCCGTACCTATAGTAAAGCTATATTAGAAAGAGAATCAAAAAAGTACATAGAGGAATTTGTTAATAACGGTAATGCATTCGGAGAACTGGATCACCCTGAATCTCCAATTGTCTCTCTAAAGAACGCTTCTCATATAGTAAAAGACTTATGGTGGAAAGGAAATGACCTTATGGGACGGGTAGAGCTATTAAACACACCAGCAGGAAATATAGTTAAAGAAATAATTAAAGCAGGGCATACTATAGGAATTTCTTCAAGAGGAACAGGATCAGTCACACAAACTAATGAAGGTACCTTAGAAGTACAACCAGACTTTGAATTAGTATGTTGGGACTTCGTATCGAATCCATCTACTCACGGTGCATTTATGAATCCAATAGCACTGCAGGAAGGTAAAGCAAATGTATCTAAGTATAATAACTTAGATTCTATAATTAACGATATACTAAGAGCATAATGAAGTTATCTGAACTTATTTTAGAGAGTGATGAAACTCAACTAGGAGCTGAATTAGCAAAAGCAATAAAAGCTGAATTTGGGGAAGAAGGAGATGTTAATGAAGTAATAACAACAGTTGGTATACTATCATGGGCATTAGCTTCTAATACAGTTCTAGATATACTCGGTAAGTATGCTGCAAAAGGATTTAAAAAGCTAGGTTTAGAAAAAACAGCAGATAAAGCAGATGCAGTACACAAATGGGCTCATAATAATGAAGTTAATATAGTAAAAGCAATTAGCGGCTTTATGAAACCATTTGTAAGAGATGAAAAAAAGAGACAATTAGTTGCTAAAGGATTATTTATTGCTATGTTAGCGGGATTAGGTGTAAAAGCCGGAATAGGTGCTCTAAATGCTTTGAGAGGAGCAAACGTAGCTACAGCAACAATCTCTGCAGTTAAAGCAGCATTAAAAGGAAGAGATATTGCTGTTGTAGGCGCCGAAATAGCAGGAGCAGTCGCAGCATCTGCATAAAAAGTAACTTTTATTTAGTTTTACAGAAAAGGTATATATTTATATAAGAATATACAGTGATCTATACTGTATTAAATTTTGTAAAAACTTTCCTATTACGATTACAATAATCGTAGAAATCAAACAAACTTATTAAAAATGGCAAACAAAGATTTATTCAAGCAAGCTATTGCTGAAGCAAAATCTATTAGAGAAGCCGCTATCGCTAATGCAAAAGAAGCTTTAGAAGAATCGTTAACTCCTCATTTAAAGGATATGTTAGCTGCTAAACTTCAAGAAATGGATGATTCATCTGTTGAAGAAGAAGTAGTAAACGAAGTAGAGATTGACGAAACTGAAGAAGTAACCGAAGTAGAAGCATACGAAGGTGAATCTAATGATGACGCTACCGCAATGGAAGAAGCAGAGGATGATTCAGAAGAATCTGAAGACGAAGCTGACGACGCTGGTGAAGAAGCTGACGACGAAGAAGAAGTAGAAGTTAAAGACATGGAAGTCGATGACCTAAAAGACCTTATTCGTGACATTATCTCTCAAGAAATGGGAGCTGATGATGAAATTGACAACTCAGATATGGATGCAGGAGCAGAAATGGAACCAGAAATGGACATGGGAGCTGATGTAGACGGAGAAGAGGAAATCGATTTAGATGAATTGTTAGCAGAACTGGAAGCAGTATCTGAAGAGCAAGAAGTTGAAGAAGTAGTAGCAGAAGTAGAAGAAGAAGTAGAAGAAGAAGTAGTAGCAGAAGAAGAAGTTAAAGAAGAAGATAATTCTGAATTAAACGAAGCTTTAGAAACTATTAACACTTTACAATCTCAACTACAAGAAGTAAACCTTCTTAACGCAAAACTTATGTACGTTAACAAAGTATTTAAAGTTAACAACTTAAGTGAAGCACAAAAAGTTAACATTATCGCTGCTTTTGACAAAGCTGAAACGGTAAAAGAGGTTAAATTGGTATTTGAAACTGTTTCTGAAAACGTAGTAGTTAAGAAAAAAACGGCTATTAAGGAGTCAAAATTAGGTATGGCAAGTAAAGCTACTGGAACTACTGCAAGTAAGCCAGAAGTAATATCTGAAGTATCTGATGCGGTTAAAAGAATGCAAAAATTAGCTGGAATCATTTAATTAAAAAATTTAAAAAACAAAAAACAATCATGGAAATTAATTCACTATTAGAAAGTGCAAACGGATACAAAAGCTTACAAGCTGATGCATCTAGACTTGCCGACAAATGGGCTGCTTCTGGATTGCTTGAAGGATTAAACGCAAAAGAAGCGACTAACATGTCAATGATGTTAGAAAATCAAGCAAAACAAATTGTAGCTGAACAATCAAGCACAAGTGCTGGATCTGCTTTTGCAGGCGGTGCTGGTGAGCAATGGGCTGGAGTAGCTTTACCTTTAGTACGTAAAGTATTCGCTCAAATCAGTGCAAAAGACTTTGTATCTGTACAACCAATGAACTTGCCTTCTGGGCTAGTATTTTTCTTAGACTTCAAATATGGATCTGCTGTAAACGGTAGAGCTACAACTGATAGTTTATATGGAAAAGCTGGAAACGGATTTGCAGGAAACGAAGCTGAAGACGGTCTTTACGGAGCTGGTCAATTCGGTTACTCAGTAAAACCAAAAGGATCTCCATCTCACGCTATCGCATCTTCTGCTGCTGCAGGTGCTGCTGACGTAAACTTTTCTGGTAAAGAAACTGGAAAAGATTTAATCGTAATGGATATTCCTGCTGATGCTGATAAAGAAGGTGTAAGAGCTTTCCAAACATCTTTAGCTGGTCTATTACCAGAATTTACAAAGATCGATGCTAACGGTAAACTAAACATGATCGTAGACACAACTGCTGCTACAGATCACACGTTAACTTACCACGTACAGCCTGCTGCTAACTCAAGAGGTGACTTTGAAGACTCTACTGCACCAGGTGCTGGAGAAGTTTCTTCATTAGCTATCCCAGAGATTAACGTAGACATGAAATCTGAATCAGTTGTTGCTAAGACTAGAAAGTTAAAAGCACAATGGACACCAGAATTCTCTCAAGATCTTAACGCTTATCATTCAATTGATGCTGAAGCTGAACTTACTTCTTTATTGAGTGAGTACATTTCAATGGAAATTGACTTAGAGATCTTAGATATGTTAATTTCAGGAGCAGATACTACTGAGTACTGGTCAGCAAATAACAACAGATCATGGAACGGAGTAGAATTTGTCGATACTGCTTCTGATTTCTATAATACTCAAGGACAGTGGTTCCAAACTTTAGGAACTAAAATCCAAAAAGTATCTAACAAGATTCACCAAAGAACATTAAGAGGTGGTGCAAACTTCCTAGTATGTTCTCCATCAGTAGCTACAATCTTAGAATCAATTCCAGGATTTGCTGCTAATACAGATGGTGACTCTGCAGAATTTGCTTTCGGAGTACAGAAAGTAGGTCAATTAAATGGTAGATTTAAGGTATACAAAAACCCTTACATGACTGAAAACGTAATCCTAACAGGATTTAGAGGTGGACAGTTCTTGGAAGCAGGTGCTGTATATGCTCCTTATGTACCATTAATCATGACTCCTCTAGTATACGATCCAGTATCTTTCACACCAAGAAAAGGTATCATGACTCGTTACGCGAAGAAAATGATCAGACCAGAATTCTACGGAAAAATCTACGTAGCTGATTTGGCAACAGTATAGTATTAAATACATACTGATAAAATTGAGAGGGGCTTTTTAGCCCCTTTCTTTTTGTACTTATATTTCCAATTGCTATTTATACCTATAAACTAAAACGTTATTACGCATGGCATCTAACCATCATACGGACGAAGTATTCGTTCAAAAAAGAAGACCTAAAAGACCAATTAAATTTCAAGTACAACTTAATGAAGAACAAAAGGTAGCAAAAGCTTTAATATTAGACTCTCCCGTAACCGTATTAAAAGGTATGGCTGGTTCTGGAAAAACGTTAGTAGCAACACAGGTAGCATTGGATTTACTATTTACAGGTCAAGTTGATAAGATTATTATAACAAGACCAACAGTGTCTAAAGAAGATATAGGATTCCTACCAGGAGATATAAGAGAAAAGATGGATCCTTGGTTAGCACCAATCTATCATAACTTATACATGCTGTACAATAAGGATAAAGTCGACAAAGAATTAGAAAAAGGCAGTATCGAAATTGTACCATTTGCATTTATGAGAGGAAGAACATTTGTTGACTCATTTATTATAGTGGATGAAGCACAAAATGTTACTCATAGTCAAATGGAAACTGTAATAGGAAGGTTAGGAAAAGGTTCAAAAATGGTAATATGTGGAGATATGGCACAAATAGACCTTAAAGATAAAAGAGAGACAGGGTTTTCTTTTCTATCTAGAATAGAAGAAGAGGTACAAGGCTTTGCAACACATGCACTTTTACATAACCACAGACATACAATTGTAGCACCTATCTTAGAAGTATATAAAACCTTCAGAGATTAGACACTATTTATAAATAAACTACTACTATGGCTAATATATCTATATGGGATGGTAGTTCTACCTTTAGTGTAGGACAAACACCTTTCGGCTTTTACGATACAGATGCAGCATTTACAACAGATGCTGATAAAGTAGCGAAATTTTGTGCTCAAAGACTTGGATTCCCATTAATGGATGTAGAATTACAATCAGGATCTTTTTATGCATGTTTTGAAGAAGCAGTAACTGTATACGGAAACGAAGTATTTCAATATAAGATTAGAGAAAACTACTTATCTTTTGAAGGAGCTCCAACTGGAAGCACAGCTAACAACCAACTTGTTGAACCGAACATTAATCGTTTTGTACAGATAGCAAAAAACTACGGTACGGAAGCCGGTGTAGGAGGAAATGTAACAAAACACACAGGTTCATTAGAACTTACTTCTTCTATTCAAAATTATGATCTTGATCAATGGGCGGTAGATAACTCAATTGAAGGAGGGATAGAGATAAGAAAAGTATTCTATGAATCTGCACCAGCAATATCCAGATTCTTTGACCCTTACGCTGGTACGGGTACTGGAGCACAAGGATTAATGGAGTCATTTGGATTTGGAAAGCATAGTCCGGGAATTAGTTTTATGTTAATGCCTGCTTCTTATGATGTAATGAAAATGCAAGCAATAGAGTTTAACGACCAAATAAGAAAATCAGCATTTACTTTTGAATTAGTAAAAAATCAATTAAGAGTATTCCCAGTTCCTACAAGATCCGGTAAATTGTACTTTGAGTATATGAAACTCTCAGACAAATCAGCACTTAACTTTGATAATAGCACAGGAAATATAACCACAGTATCGGAAGTACCCTATAGTAACCCAGAATACGCACATATCAATAGCGTAGGAAGACAATGGATATTCCAATTTACTTTAGCACTAGCAAAAGAAATGCTAGGGTACATTAGAGGTAAATATGCAACAGTCCCAGTACCGGGTTCAGAAGCAACTTTGAACCAAGCAGACTTATTAGCTGATGCAAGGAGTGAAAAGACAGAATTGCTTACTAATTTAAGAAGTATGTTAGAAGAAGCATCAAGAGGAGCACAGATGGAAGCACAAGCACAAGAATCTGACTTTCTTAGAGCTACTTTAGCTCAAGTACCAATGACAATACACGTAGGATAATGAAATTGATGACAATATTAGAACAGATAGTATTTAGTACCTATGAAGGTATGGTACGTATAATGTACCAAGAAGGTGAAAGCGAAGATTTAGCAGAGCTGTTACGTGCTTTACCGGGTGTTACCACTGTTACTAATGCAGGATCAGCATCAGAAATGTCAAGTATGACGTTTAAAGTAAAACTAATATCACAAAAAGGAGGAGAAGAGGCTTTTAATTCATTTAAAGCTAATGCAAAAAAGAAGTACAGTAATATAATTAAGATAGAAATCGCAGTAGAAACAATACAGGAAAAATAATGCTATTCGGAAGTAACAGAGACTTTGATTTATTTGTTAGTGTTAACAGAGAACTAATAAAAGACATTATTGAGCAAGAAGTACTATACTATAAGCTCAGTATTGCGGATACCAGTGTAAATATATACGGAGAAGCACTTCAAAAAACATATCTACAAGCAGTAAAGTTAAACTGCTTAATAACTAGAGGAGATCAAGTATACGATGTAGATGAATTTGGACCAGACTTAGGTAGAAACGCATCATTTGCATTCTTAAAACCAGATTTAGAGGACATATCAACGGTACCTGAAGTAGGAGACATTGTAATGTGGCAAGAAGACTACTACGAAGTAGATGTAGTTAAAGAAAATAGTTTATTATTAGGAAAAGATAATAAGTATAACATCGATAGACCTAATTCACATGGTTCATCTATGTCAATTATAGTAGATTGTCACTTAACTAGAGCTGATAGAGTAGGACTTAATAGACAGAGAATGTAAAATGGCTAAAAGAAAGAAACCTATACCAAAGAAACAGGCAGAGATAATGAGAGATCAGATATCTCCAGTGCTTCCTACAGGAAAACCTATTATACCGGATAATAAAAAGAGAGAAAACCAACGTACTGTTAAAGGAGATAAAGTTAAACAACTTACAATAGGTTTAAGAGATATAGATGAAACTATTATCTATTACTTTAATAATGTAATTAAACCAACAGTAATACAGAACGGAAATAAAGGAACCGTACCAGTAATGTACGGATCTCCAGAAAGATGGAAAGCAGTACAGAAAGATGGCTTCCATAGAGATAAAAACGGTAAGATACAAGCTCCTTTAATTATGTTTAAAAGAGATTCTGTAGAAAAAAATAGAAACCTAGGTAATAAAGTAGATCCACGTAACCCGATTAGTTACGGAATATATAAAAAGGCTTTTTCTAATAAGAATATATACGATAAATTTAGTATATTAACTAATAGAGAGCCTATCAAAGAATACTACGGTGTAATAATCCCCGAATACGTTACTTTAACCTATTCTTGTATGATTTTTACGGATTATGTAGAACAAATGAACAAAATAATAGAGTCTATTAACTATGCATCTGATGCATACTGGGGAGATGAAGAGAAATTTAGCTTTAGAGCTAGAATAGACTCATACACAACTTCTACAGAATTAACTCAAGGAAATGAAAGAGCTGTAAAGACTAACTTTACAATAGTGATGAACGGACATATAATACCGGACGCGATAAACGCTACTTTAGCAGGTATGAACAAATACTACTCTAAATCATCAGTAACTTTTGGATTAGAATCAGCAGGGACATTAGAAACATTACAAGCTTCTTCTAGAACAGAAACTAAAGATGCAGATTATAGATTCTTTGATTCAGGGACCTCAGGTGTGCAGAGTCAAGGTATGACGGAGGATCAATTAGAATATGTTACTACTAACTCTACTGTAGTAGCGGATTTTGCTACAAACAATGCAGCAATCTTCCAAGATACTATAATACTTGAAGTACCAAACGGATTCTCATCAGGACCAGAACGATTCTCTTTATATGTCAACGGACAGTATATGCTACCATCACTTTACTCAGTATCCCAAACAGGAAATGATGTTAGTGTAGTAGTTCAGACAGGAGCAACAGAATACTCTTTAGATAACGGAGATCAAATAGTATTATCAGGAAAAATTAAAACTACAACATAACAGATGGCATTAATACATTGGAAACAGATTGATGGTGACTTAAGCGGCTCAAGAGTCTTAACAGGAAGTCTTGTAGTTTCTGGAACTATATCCGCAGATGAATTTATAGGCATAGATCCATCAGCTATATTTACCGGTTCTATATCAGCATCAGTATCTCCTACAGGAAATGTCTTTACAATTAAGAGCGGAAGTAATGATTTAGTTACTGTAGATGAAAATGGTAACGTAGTAGTAGAAGGAACCCTAAAAGCACAAGAGTTTTACACTGAAATAGTTAGTGCATCTGTAATATTTGAATCAGGTTCAACTTTATTTGGTAATTCATTAGATGATACACACCAAATTACAGGTAGCTTACTTATATCAGGATCTGATGGACATCAAATATCCGGTTCATTAACAGTAAGCACTACAGAATCAGGTTCAACAGCAATAGTTTCTAACAATACCACAGTAGGTTACCCAACTTCCAATGAATGGCAAGATAATTTAGACGGTTCATACTTTGATATATTCAATCACAATACACATATATCTGAAATATTAAGATTTATGGCAGGTGTAATGAGTTCATCTTTAGATGTAGCAGCACCTACACCAAATACAAAAACTTGGGGAAGCACTTCTGTTAACTACAGTATAGGGAGTACCGTTAATAAAAGTCAAGTACTACCAGGTGTTTTTAATGGAGAAAACGTAAGCTTATCAAATAACTGGAGAACATCTGCTTATATAGACAGCACAAAAACAGGTTCATTTGAAACCATACAAGAGTACTTTATAGGAAAAGGTTTTTTACTTAATAGCGAAACAGGAAGTGATTATACAGGTACTAACCCACTACGTTATATTCACTTTAGCAGGGTACCTACACAGGTACTTAGAGAAGATAACTTCAACACCCTTACCGGAACATTATCAGCTAATGCTACTGGAACTACTTTAGCATCTTCTAATGCATCTTACTTTGGATTAGGGTTATTGACAAGCGGGCAAGCAACTAATGTTAGAGTAAAAGTAGAAACAACACAATCATTTAAAGATAACTACTCCAGTACAACACCATTCGAAGGAAGCTCAGAAGCTACATACAGTACAAGCTCATTTTCTATATATAATAATGATCAATTCAGTACAAACAACGGTATAACTATATCAAAAATAGAGACTACTCAACCTGCAGTAATACCTGCTGCATACCAAGATGGTGATTTTTCTATGACTACAGCAGTAACCGGTAGAAAATACACAGGCAATGCTACAGCTGCAAACAGTATATCAGCAAGTGGATACTATAGACTAGATAACACAGTAATAGGTCTTCAGACAGGTTCACAAGTTGGATACACAACTCAAACACCAGTAGACAGTGCAACAAGCTTTTATTTATACCACGATGGACCTACTGATATAAGAATAGGATCACAATACCTATCAGCATCAGCAGATCTAACAAGAAATTCAATAACAGCAACATCAAGATCACTATCTGGAGCACCCTACATATTAGATGCAGACTATACATTTACTTTTTCAGGAGAAGTTACTGGAGCTTTTGATCCAGGGTACGGTGATAGTAGTAATCCTTTATTTGTAACAACACAAGAAAATAACTGGAATAATATAGGTGCTACTTCACTCAGCAATACATACCTTGGAGTACATAACACTAATAATATACAGCATAGTAGTGCAGTACTAGGAGTATTATCGGCTGATAAAAATACTCAACGTAGTGTAGGCGATATACCGTATAAAGATGATATAGGATTCATATCTAGTTCTTTTAGTTTTAACCTTAACAGTAATGTAGATAATATTCAACTAACTAGAAACCAACAAGAGGCATTAAATTACAACTTGAGTTTTAAATTAAGTGCTAAACACGGTAGTAAGAATAATAATATTATTAATATAGTTAGTGATACACAGGAGTTTTACGATAACGCTCTATTCGGTCAAAGTAAGACAACGATAATGGCTATTTACAGTAGAGCACAAGGATATGATGCAAGCAGTCTAACAGGAACATCGGAAAATTTCTCTGGGGAAGATCATAGAATCAAAGTTAATAATAATGTAGTAACATTTACAGGAGAGTCATTTACTACGAACACTTACGATGTTACAGGGGTATTAGGTACATTAGACTTACAAGTAAAACCAGGGTATTTAGTAGATCCAGGAGGAAATTATGGATACTGGTATGACTCAGGATTTGCACCAGCAAATTATAAGTACTATATACGTAAGTTTAGAACCAGTGGGGCTAAAACATCCATGACAGTAAATATAGGTAAAACACTTAATAATTGGGATTCATCTGCAAATGGATATGCTGCTGTAGTGCTATTTAAATCAAGTGGAGATAGTAGTGGAGTTAATAATAGTCTCTCAACTGCAAGAATTTATGACCCTAGTGAATTAAATTCTAACTCTATAGAAACAAGCATAACATCAGATAACTTTAAAAATCCATTCTCAGATAGTATAGATTTATACGGTAATATAGGAGGTACAGTCTATTCAACTACTTACACTATGCCTTTAAGGAATGCAGACGGTATGTATTTAGATAATGATGACAATGAATTTTACCTAATTATAAGATATAAAGGAGATCCATCTCCTATAACAGATATAAACATTACTACATCATAATGGGATTTATAGATAACACAAAAAAAGCATTAAGGTTACTACTAGGTAGGAGATTTACCAGTGATGACTTATCTATGCAGCAAGAAGCATTTACTTCTACGTTAGATATATCAAGTGCGGATGTATACACTGAAGATCATTTAGTTCCTTCTACTGGACTACCATTTAGTGGCAGCAGTCAAAATGGAAATGCCCAAGACAGTGTTATTAAGTACTGGTATAGACAAAGACTAACTAAATCAAATTTAGATACAGACGTATGGTTCTTCATAACACCAACAGGAAGCGATACAGGAGTCACTCCTCAAATTATTAATGCTAATCAAAAAACAGATTTTATATCAAGTAAGTACTCAACATCGGAACTAACTAACGCTGGAACAGAAGATATAACACCGGGTTATAACGTAGTGGTATATAAATCAACTTCTATTAATAGCGGCAGTTTTGTTGGCAGCGATAAAGTATCTATTAATGACTATCAATTTGACTACAAAACAGGTGTATTGCAGTTTGATCAAAATAAACCAACATCGAATCAAAAAGTATACATCACAGTGTATCAGTACATAGGGAAAACATTAGCAACAGATCCTAATATAGGAATATTTACACAAACAGGTTCTTTTTATTCCACTGAAAATAACTTAAAAGTAACTGGTTCATTTGACATATCTTTAGATGGAATTGACGACAAAATCACTGTATCATCAGGAGGAGATTTAAAATTTGAATTTAATGAAGAAGGAACAGCAAAATTCTCTCCACAGAATAATACACCAACAGCAGTAAGCGGTGGAATGTTTTATAGCGGGTCGGATGAGTTCTTCTTAGGCTTTCATAATTAACTGATATTTATAATATATAAAAACAAACGATACCCATGGCAAATTGGAAAAAGATAATAGTTAGTGGATCTGATGCTCATTTAGCGTCCATAAAATCCTCTACACTTACTAACGATCAGATACTTATAGCAGGTACAAATGGTCTAATAGAGAATAGTGGAATAAGTTATAACGGATCTATTCTTAATATAGGAAGCTCAACAATATCATCAACAGGAGCAACCTCAATTCTATCAGGATCATTTAGCGGTTCGTTTGAAGGAGATGGTTCTGGATTAACTGGGTTACCGACTGCTCTTAATTTTGCTGGAGATACCGGAACAGATGCATTAAACTTATTAACCGATACATTAACCTTTGAAGGAGGAACTAGTATAACCTCTACAGTATCGAACAATAAAGTATCTTTTAAAGTTGACGATGCAGGAATTACAAAAACTCAATTAAACACAGACGTTGCTGGAACAGGTTTATCCGGTGGAGCTGGAACAGCATTATCAGTTGATTACGGTTCAACAGCCGGTACAGCAGTAGAAGGGAATACCAACTTTACATTAAACGGTACAACAGGTGAAATAGGAGTAACTGGAACAGCAGCACAAGCATTAGGAGCAGGACCTTCATACACTATAACACTACCAAGTACAATTGTAGACGATAGAACATTCTCAGGAACAGTTACTGTAGGTACCAATTTAATCGTAACCGGTGATTTAACAATCAACGGAACAACAACAACATTAAATACTAGTAACTTATTAGTAGAAGATAGATTTGTATTACTTAACTCTGGATCAGCAGATCCGGACGAAGGTGGTTTAATTATAGATGAAGGAACCGGAGCAGGTCATGCATTCATATATGACTCTGGAGATACAAGATGGGGATTTAACGCATCAGTAGCACAAAACGCAACTACTGCTAATACAACAGCATATGCAGCAGCTATAGTAGACCTAGATAACACAGCTCATTCTACTGCATACACTACAACTCCAGCTGAATATGACAAAAGAGGTAACATTAAGATAGATACTTCTGACGATATTTGGATTTACGCATAAAATTTCGTACATTGGTTATATGGGAATACTTACAAAACAAAAGTTAAAAGCTGTAGAAGGCTTGACTAAAGAAGATTTAGAATTTGTTCTAACAAAATTACGATCAGCAAATTACTCTGGTCATGAATTCGAGCATTTTTATAAAGTGTGGACGCTATTAACAAACCATCTGAAAACTATTAAAAAATAACATCGGAGCCTTACGGGCTCCTTTGCTATTTATAAGTATATTATTGGCCCGCAAGGGAAGTGGACAGGCAATCCTGTAACCAACCATAATTAAGAAGATATGCCAAATTGGAAAAAACTGATAGTTAGTGGATCGGACGCTAACTTAAAATCACTTAATGTAACAACGAGTATTACAGGCTCGGATGTTAAAATAGACGATTGGGGATCCATCTCAGGATCACTTGCAAACCTTACAGACAACACACCAGACGGTTCAGGAACCGCAAATTACGTAACAAAATGGTCTGATTCAGATACATTATCTAATTCAACTATTTACGATAATGCCGGAATTATAACAATTGGCAGTACTCAACAAGGTTGGTCAGGTAATAAACTTAATATAGGCTCAACTTCAGATGGAGCAGCAGGAATGAATATTCTGACATCTGCAACAGGAAACGCATATATAGTATTCTCAGATGTAGTAGACGGTTCAGCTTCCGAATATGCTAACCAAATAAGGTACAGCCATACCGATAATTTTTTAGCGATACAGACTGAAGGAACAGAAAGACTCCGAATTAAATCAGGCGGTAACGTCGGTATAGGCACAAGCAATCCAGCAAAAAAGCTTAGTGTTGTAGGTGATGTTTCAATTACAGGAGGAGGTAATACCTATTTAGATGTAAACCATGGAAATGTTGGTTTTATAAAATTCACAGACACATCTATAACTACTCCTAATACGTTTCTTATACAACATAATTACGCTCAAGATAATGATTTCAGAATAGCCAGGTACACTGGCGGTCAAGATTTTGTTATTAATACTGATGGTAATGTAGGTATCGGTACGGATAATCCAAACGATAAGTTAGAAGTTAGCGGTAATATTAAAACAACCGGAGCACTTAAGCTTTTTAACTCTACAAACCACTACGGTACAGTAGACGCAGATTCCGAAGGATTAACATTAGACACTGTCGCAAACAGACATTTAAGATTTTTACAGAACGGAAATGAAGCAATGCGTATCGATACATCTAGCAACGTAGGTATCGGTACTACTAGTCCTGTTAATAAACTTCAAGTAAACTACGCTCCATACGGTATAAGTTCTCTTACAGCAACTGCTGGAACAGCTGCAAGTAACTGGAATCGTAACGCTGGATTAATGATCACAGGAGCCTCTGTAAGTAACGCACTTGCATTAGGCGCATCAGGAACTGCAAATGACCGTAAAGCATGGATACAAGTAGGTCACCCAGATATAGCAGCAAATAGTTTAGGAAGTCTAGCGTTAAATCCATTAGGAGGAAACGTAGGTATCGGTACCACTAGTCCTACTGAGAAACTTACAGTTCAAGATGGTAGCATTATATCCAAAGACGCATCAGGAGTAAACTATGCTAAACTAGACAGATTCTCAGGTCTTACCTTACAGGGTAATGGAGCAGGTTCTAGAGGAGTTCAAACACCAAATGCAGATGATTTAACTTTAGGTACAAATAATACCGAGAGAGTTAGAATAACCTCGGCAGGTAGGGTTGGTATTGGAACAAATAATCCTGCTAGTACACTGCATGTTTCTTCTTCAACATTTAATAATCATATAAAGTTAGGGAGAGATTCTGATGTATTAGGAATTACAGTTTCAGGAGGACAAATACTTTTAGAAGGTGGTGCTTCTCCGTACGTTAATGACTCGATGGATTTAGGTAGATCTGATAAACATTGGAGAAACTTATACATTAATGATAACATCTACGTTTCAGAAAGTGCAGTATTAAATTTAGAAGGAGGATTAAAAGTCAACGGAAATCATCTAGAAATAAAAAGTGACGGTGCAGATGCCCACGGAGCAGAGTTATTTCTTAGACATTCAAATAATAACACTACAGATACAATAGGAACGGTATGGTTTGGAAATAACGCAGACAATACACTTTCATCAATAGTAGCAGAAACTAACGGAGCTAATAACACTAGTAACTTAAAATTCAGAACAAGTAATGCCGGTACTATAGCAACAGGGTTTACATTGTCTTCAACAGGTTTTGCAACATTTTCTAGTACTATTAAATCAAATACCGGAGTACTTGCTCTAGGAAGTGATGTTACCTTATTTAGGGATGGATCAAATATTTTAAGAACAGACGATGCTTTCCATGCAAATAACAGTATACATGTAGGAGGGGATGGTAAAGTATATGATAGAGCTAATACTAGTAACTATATAGAGTTAGCAGATACAGTTAATATATCAACAGATACAAGCGTTACCGGTGATTTAACAGTAACAGGTACTATAACAGCACAAGAGTTTCATACAGAATTTGTTTCTGCTTCTATAATGTATGAATCAGGTTCAACCAAATTTGGAGATACTTCTGATGACAATCATGATTTTACAGGGTCATTAAATGTACAGGGGGATATAGAGTCTAACCACATATATGCTGAAACATACCGTTCATCGAGAACAGATGGAGATATCTATATTCAAGCGGCATCATCTACTGATTTTGTATCCATAGGTACTGAGGGGGGTAACAATAATGTATTAAGAGTACAGGGTAACGGTAAAGTGGGTATAGGGACTACCAATCCTTTAGACCTACTACATATAAGAGCAACAGGATCAGACGCTAGAGTAATAATTGATGGAGATACCGGATACGATGCTGAACTAAAATTCTTTGAAGCAGGAACAGCTAAATACACCGCCGGATTTGATGCTGCTACAGGTGACTTTGTTATAGGTACAACCAATGTAGATACAGCAAAAAGATTTACCATTAACTCATCTGGTAGGATAGGATTACCATCTTACGGTTCAGGTACACATACAGGAACAGTACAATCTACACTAGGAGTTGATTCATCAGGTAATATAATAGAATTCACCGGAGGAGGTGGAGGTTCAGTCTCAGCAATTACATCAGGAGCAGATACTAGAGTAGCATACTTTAATGGAACAGATTCATTAGAAGGATCAGCTAACTTTACTTGGGATGACACTCAACTGACAGTAGTAGGAGGTGTAGAAGCAGAAGAATTCATAGGAGATTTAAGAGGAGCTTCTCTATTTAAAGCAAAAGCAGGAGAAGATTTAGCAAAAGGAGATGCAGTTTATATATCAGGCATATCAGGAAATACTACAGTCGTTTCTAAAGCAGATGCTGATGATGTAAATAAAATGCCTGCTTTTGGTATAGCATCTACAGCTGCGTCTCTTAATAATACGGCAGACATATACACTTTTGGAACACTAAAAGGAATAGACACCTCAGGTTTTACTATAGGAGACGAATTATATGTTTCATCTTCAGCAGGAGAATTAACAGCAACACCACCAACAGGTGAATCATCGTTAATACAGAAAATAGCAAAAGTAACCAGAGTAGATAATGCTGCTGGTTCGATTAAAATATCAGGAGCAGGTAGAACTAACGCAACACCTAACCTAAATGAGGGTAGATTGTTTGTTGGTAATGCTTCTAATCAAGCAGTAGCAGACGGCACTATTCATGTTGATATAGCAAATAGTAAGGTAGGTATTGGAACTACTTCACCTTCTGAAAAATTAGATGTAAATGGAAATTTACTAACCAGGGGAGATATAGTATCTAGAGATACTTACCCTTCCATATTTGTTGACCACAGTGGAACTGTAATGGGAGGTATTCGAGCAGATGCTACAAACAAATTAGAATTAAAAACACTTACAACTGCTCCATTATCTTTTCAAGTCAATTCGTCTGAAAAGATGCGAATTCAAAATAACGGTAATGTAGGTATCGGAACAACATCACCGAGTTCTAAATTACATATACGCGACACTTCGGTACCATCATCAGGAGATCTAATAACCAACAAAATATACAGTTCTGGTAATGCAGCAGCAAATGGCAACACCAGAACTGGATTAGATGTAGAGACTAATAGGCGTGGTTGGTATAATTCCGACGCCACTGCTGGTAATTTTAAAATCTCTAGTGATAACAGGATAGGACAATCTGATCTTATAGGCGTTAAATCCCTTGCTACAGTTGATGTTGATAACGTTTATAGCAATGTAGCTGCCGGTGGTTCTTTAACAGCCTTTTACGGTAAAGTCTCTACAACATTTACTGTAGGATCAGGTCCAGTATCTAAAGCTTATGGCTTGAGAATTGATGCACCAGAAGTAGCAGTTAATTCTGAGATTGGAACCTATTACGGTGCTTATATTGACGGTGCTTCTGTATCAGGAACACTAACTAATAAGTACGCTCTTGTAACTGAAGCAACAGCAGGTAACGTCGGATTCGGGGTGACTAGTCCTGCAAGTAAATTTGAGGTTTACGGTGGTAGCTCTGGAGTTAATGATGTTGATAGATATGTAAGATTTAAAGCTTCTAATGGTGAAAAACGATTTGACTTTCATATAGGTGGCACAGGAAATGCGTCAAGATTAGATATGTATAGTTCTGATGGTACTTCAAGAAATGTACAAATTGCATCAGGAGGTACTTCATATTTAAATGGAGGTAATGTAGGTATCGGAACTACTAGTCCTAGTTCTAAACTAAGCATAAGAAATGATGGAACTCAACTATCTCTTCAAAGAGCTGATGCTACAGGTACTGAATGGAAATTTTATTCTTGGACATCTGGTTTAAACATATTCCCAGCATCTGCTTCTGAAATTTACATAGGTAGAGATGGAGCAACAACTAATCTACAGTTACACAACGGTATACTAAAGGTATTAGGAACAGGAGATTCATATTTTACAGGCAACGTTGGAATTGGTACGACCACACCAGCAACTAAATTAGACGTAGCTGGAACCACTCCAGTAATCAGGCTTACTGATACAAGAAACCTAAACGTAGGCGATTGGGATGACGTAAGCTTAGGTAAACTACAATTCCACACATCGGACACAACCTCACCAGGTGCCAGAACATTAGCGGAGATTGAAGCCTTTAGTAGTGTTGATGCAGCAAGTGGACCAGAGGCTGAGCTTAGATTTAAAACATCTACAATAACAGATTCTTCTGCTCAAACCAGAATGATTATTGATGCTGGTGGTAATGTAGGTATAGGAACATCATCACCGGGAGCAAAATTAGATGTACACGGTAGAGTAGATTTTGCAAATGATTTAAGATTAAGAGGAACTGATTCTTCTGCTGATCAAGGTGTAGTAAGGTTCTATGTAAATAGTAATAATAACCTTACTATTGATACATCTAATAATGGAAATAATTTATTTGTTATTGATGAAGGTGGTCAAGTAGGTATCAATACTTCTTCTCCGTCAAGAACTTTAGATGTAAACGGAGAAATACAAAACAACGGTATATTTAGAAAAGGAGGTAACGTAATTATTAAGTCAACAGGATCCGAAACAATGTTCGGTCCTGGTGGATCTGGTATTATTACTTTCCATAATAGTGCTACAATGACTACTGGCGATGAAACAATGAGAATTGACGCCAATGGTAACTTATTATTAAATAATACCTCAGCTAACGCTAGACTAGATATTAGAGAAGATACTAACTATGCAATAAGAGCAGAAGATGCCTCAGGACATTACTTTAGAGTAAATACAGGAGGTGATGTAGATATGAGAGGTGATTTAGTTGTACAAGGTACAATTACAGCTCAACAGTTCCACAGTGAATTTGTTAGTGCATCTATTATATACGATTCAGGATCTACTAAGTTTGGGGATACATCAGATGATAATCATGACTTTACAGGTAGTATAGGTATTACAGGAGATTCAGCAAACCTATTACACTTAAAGACAACAACAGCAAATGTTGGACACCTTAAACTAGAAAGCACTCATATATCTAGGGTAAGAATGCAAAGTGGGACTTCCACTGGAGAAATTTTTATGGACGGAGTAGGTGGGGCTATATCCGGAGGAGGTTACATATTTAACACCCCTACCGATAGAAGTACTTACCATTTTATGGTAAACAATACCCCTGAAATGTCATTAGTAGCAGGTAGCTTAGGTATAGGAACAGGGTACCTCCACAATGCAACACCCAAAGATAAATTAGATGTTAGCGGAAGCATTACTATTAGAGACATTGGTGCAACAAGAGGTATTAGGAGAGATAATGATGCTTATGACTTAAGATTAATGGGTGGAACGTCTCTAACCGATGGAGCTTATATATCACTTAGTGGAGATTTAAGAGGAGGAATAGGGAATGCAGTTGCAGGTAAGGTTTCCATAGCACAAGGTGGAGCCGCATATGCAACTAGATCCGCTATATCAAGTAGCATGGCTTTTAATGCTGTGTCAAATACAGGAACCACCACAGACATGTTGATACAAGGTTCAACAGGTAACGTAGGTATTGGTACAACAACCCCGCAATATAAACTTCATATACATGACGGGGGATTAAGAGCTACAGATTCAAGCAATAGAACAACGTACTACAACGGTACCGGTATAGGTATGTACTCCAACACAGGAGGCGGTATTACTAATTACTCGAGTAATTTAACTATTTCAAACACAGTTGCTAATCACGATGTAATATTTAAAGCATCCGGAAGTGCAGGATTTGTCGATTATTTTAGTTTAGATGGAAGTTTAAATAGAGTAAAATTTAATAGAGACCTATTAATTAAGGATAATGTTAAGGCTTCTTTCGGCGACGGCATAGACTTAGAAATATACTCGGACGGGGACAACGGAGTAATAGATAATGTTAAAGGTAATCTAACCATTAAAAATAAATCTAATGCTAACGACATTATATTCCAAGGTACTTCTACCGGAGGTACTTTACATACGTACTTTACTATTGATGGAGGTATAACTAAAACTACATTTACTAGAGATACTAAACATCAAGATACGGTAAAAGGTTTATTCGGTACTAATGATGATTTACAGATATATCACAACGGAAGTAATAGTTTCATACAAGATGTGGGAACTGGTATGTTAGCTATCGATACAAATGGCACTGATGTTAGAATAACAAAGACTGACAGTGAGTTTATGGCTAAGTTTGTTACTGATGCTGAAGTGCAATTATATTATAATGGCTCTAAAAAGTTTGAAACTACAAGCACAGGTGTTAATGTAATAGGAGGTATATCAGCAGGAGGAAAAGTAACATATACAAAATCAGCAGGATCTTTAGATACTACAGGATACGCTGTAGCAGGATTAACCGCAGCAACAAATGGAGCATCAGCAGGATTTACATTTACCTGTTATGGACATGGAGGATATCAAAAAGTAGTTTATAGCTGCTATAATGTTTCCGGAACATGGAATACTGTTAAAGTTATAGACGAAGGAACAAATGCTTTTGATATAGAGGCATCAGCAAATGGTTCAACTATTACATTTACATTTAAAACAAGGTCAGGTACTAAGTACTATACCCCTAGGGTCACAGTAGAAGCAACTGGAACATCAATAAACAATACTTACGCATAAGATATGGCAATTAAAAAGATAAATACTGACTTACAAATTGAAGCTGGCTTATTAGATGGCGACGGAAACTCAGGATCTAATAACCAAATACTTATTTCAACCGGTACAGGTATAGACTGGGTAAATGCCTCTACAGTAATTGGAGGCCCTTACTTACCGCTTTCAGCTGGAACAAGTTACCCTCTCACAGGTGTTTTATATATAGCAGGTACAATAAGAAATAACTCAGGTGATTTAGAGATAAGAAATCAAACAGCATCAGGATACGCTACTGCTACAAAATTAAAGCAGCAAACAGTTAATGGATTAGAAACATTCTTAACATTAGACGGTACAAGTAGAAACGCTTATTTTACAAATCAAGGCAACGTAGGAATCGGTACTGCCGGGCCTAGTGCTACATTTGTAGTTCAACCTAGTGAGACTTCATTTAATCTAGCCGGGTTAGCTAATGGTCAAATAGCACTAGGTAATAATACATCAAGCGGCAAAGCACCAACAATT